TTGGATGTAGCACTTGTCTTCACCGCAATTAAAATTCATTGATTATTAGCAGTTTACGCAGCCTTGATTTATCGGCTGATAGTTCTGTTTTTTCGCTTTGATTTTGACTTGCGCCAAACCAAAATAAGAGGTTATTGTGCTGAAGTCTTGGTTGTGGCCTACCTCGAAATCAGTAACATAAAGAGACTGAGTGCCGATGTTAAAAGTCCTGTGATTCGTGGCAGATTGCAGGGCTTTCAGTGTCGGGTCGTCAATCCAATTGGTGTGCAAATTTAAGATTAAATCGGTTCGTACGCTTGTACTTCGTGAATTTCCGTTTGAATCCCGATAAACCGAAACTTGATTTTCAAATTCAGGCCCGGCACCGTTGATTCCCATTCTGACTTGCTGAAACCAACCGTTAAAGTATTCAAAGCCTTCCGCAATGTTATTGCCTTGGAACTGAATTATCTGGCTGAACTCATCGGTTGAATCCACCTGAATGATGTTGCTAAAGCAATAGACCGCCCCTGTATAGTTGTCGGTAATGGCTATCTTGTAGGTGCCATCGGGCAGCGTAAACGGAATGATTAAGGTCGCTTGGTATTGAGTGCCTTCTGTTTTACAGGTTATTGGATTGTATAATCCAACAGCAGTTATTACTTCAGGTGGAAATGTATAAGTAAAATCAAAATCAATAGCTACAACATTACAAAGGTCCGAAGTTATTTTAATAGTTATTTCAGGCCTATCTGTTAGGCCGCTGCCACCCGTAAAGGTTACTTCACAAGCATATCCAAAAAAACTAGTTAGAAGTGCCTCTAATTGGGTACAGAAACTATTAACAGTTATGCCAACTAGTATATCTTGACCGGGAACTATATTCAAAGAAAATTCAACTAAAAACTCTTTGTTTAATGATGGGTCAATAGCATATACTTTAAGATATGATGGCTGAAATGTTGCTCCGGTATAAGTCCCAAACCATTCAAAAAACTGATTAGTTGAAAAATCATACAATATTTTGGTTTCATAAGTTTGAACACAACTTACCCAAACTATCTCTGACTGCATCGGTATTTCATTGCCTTCGCAATCGACCAAAGCGGCAGATAACTCACCATTCTCCGGCAAGTTGGTGCCTTCGACCGGGATATTGATTTGAAACACATCGCCCTGCTTTGCCGGTAAGAAATATTCCTGCAATGGCGGTTCGCTGAAGTCGCAAAAGTCAAGGTCAAGGAAGTCTGATTGGAATGTGAAGCCACTTAGGTCGGCATCAAGCGGTAAGTTGGGTGATAGCGGTGGTGTAAAGTAGGCTTGGTAAAATTCCACTATTGCAGTCGGCTGAAACGCGATAAACCATTGGGCATACCATTTGCCGGAAACTTTCTGACCGATTAAATGCAAACTTCGGTTTATGCCGCCTTCTGTTAATGCTATCTCGAAGTAATCGGGAAACCACTCGTAAAATTTAGCTGTGTATGGAAGCCCTGCCGGAAGTAAGCCCGGTGCAATGGTGTTTTTAATGTCAGACGAAGTTTCGGAATTCGACAATACCGAAAGAACCGCACTAAAGTAGTTTTTGCCGACTTGCTCCCACTTTGTCAGAGCCGGAATCCTTTGCACGGGTGCCAACTTGCATGGCCCCGGCACCTGCCAGTCGTTGTCGTTTGCAAAGCGATTAAACCAATTGCCTCCTGACTCGTAATAGCCAAATGGGTACTGAACAAACGCATTACCTTCCTGTGCTTCAATTTCCCGAATCCGTGATGTTTTCGGCAAGTTTAAGCCCATGCCTAACCCAACGGCAAAGTCCATCAGGTTGTGGTCGGTAAAGCGAAGGAATGGCTGCGGTTGGTTCATTATTGAAAGTTGTAAAACTCGTTCAAAGTTTCTTCAAAATTGTACAGGTAATTGGCGAGATACACGATTCCAACGGCTTGTTCCAATTCCTGCCAACTTAACTTTTCAAACTCAGGTGCAATTACTTCTTTTTCCAAAAGACTTTTGTAGGCCTTGCGAAATGCTTTTTCACCCTCAGCGGTCCACTTATAACCACCTTTTTCATCCCGCAGGATAATGTTTTGTTCCTTGGCGCAATGGTCAAGGCGGAGGTCTTCAACGGCCTCGTCAAAGGCTTCGATTTGTGGAGTAAGTTTCTTAACTACCTTCCCTTGTTGAATAATCGGCAATATGTTTTGCGCATTTTCAACCGTATTCAAAAGGTCTTGCTGAAAAGACCGGATTACAAATAGATGTTTGTTGTGCATGATTTATTATTAATTGAATCTACCTTCAGAATCGGCCCAAAGGATTTTCTGCGTCACCTTATCGGCAATGATTACACTATTGTGGAGCATACTCATGTAGAACTCAAACTCCGTCATCACGGCATCGGGGCTGCCACAGGGAACAATGGCCCCGTTTCGGTCCACGCAGGTGGTTTTGTCGGCAATCAGGTTTGTAATGCGAGCCGGAATGATGTCAATCGGCTTGTCGTCCTGTTCGAAATAGTTTACCTGAACGGACAAGTTGATGTTCTCCCCCATAAAGGGCAGGGCATTGATAAGAAGTCCGGCCATTGTAGCCACCCTTTTGAACCCGTAGTTCGGGTCGGGGCTAATCGGTACAATTATCTTGTAGTTGCTCATGTTGTTAATTGTTAATCAATCCGTGAGTTCTAAGGTCGGTAATTACTGCTTTTAATGCTTGTATTGTGTCCGTTAATTCGGCCTGAACATAGGTAGCAGAAGCCGTTGCGGTAAACGCTGCTCTGCTGATTGTACCAGTTGGTGCGCCCCATCCAGTTATTCTTGCCCTCACAACCTGAATGCCATTAATCTGAATAATGCCCGATGCGTTACTTAAGTTGATTGTCGGATTTCTTAAGGTCATTGTTCCTGTCGTTGCGCCTATCGTCAGCGTAGTGGCCGCCCCTGCTACATTAACAGTCGTGGCTACGGTGTTAAAAACATTAGCGGTTGTGGCTGTGGCCGCAATCAGAGAAACATTGGTGGCACTTGTAAGCGTTAGATTTGAATTGTTGGCATCCCCATCAATTGTTGCTCTTACAGTGCTTCCATTATTGGTAAAAAATTGTACAGACCCGGGAGAACTAATCCAAGCTATTAAGCCTGGTGCAACCCCTAATGCGTAGTCAAATAGATTTGGATCAACCACCTTAACATCCCATAATACAATTTTTGTTCCACCACTTCTACTGGTTGGAGAAGGAAGTGCTTGTGTGCCACCACCCAAACTTATCCATTGGATGGTGCTTCCCGTTATTGTCAATTGGGCATTTGCCAAGCTGCCCGTTGTAGGGTTAATTGTTACGCAACTGGTAACAGCAGGACTTGAATTGAATGCGGCTAGACCTGTAAAGGTTTTTTGACCTGCAATGGTTTGAAATCCTGTGGTAACCATTCCGGGGTTTGTCCCATCGGCAGGGCCAAAAGTAATTGTAGAGCCTGCAATGCTTGCGCCATTGGTCTGTGAGGATGCCGAAAAAGCGCCTACTGTGGTTACTCCGCCACCGCCACCGCCTGTTGCAGCTATCGTAATAGTTCCATTACCGTTGGTGATGGTAATGTTTGACCCTGCGGTTAGTGTGGCCTTAGAAAGCCCTCCTGTCGCTGTATTGCCAATCAGAAGCTGCCCATTTGTGTATGATGTCTGCCCAGTTCCACCCATACCGACCGGTAGCCGACCTGCATAAGAGTTTAGCCGCCAAACACCACCGCCCTCTGAGATGAACTCAGCCAATGCGCCTGCGGTGGTTTGTAAATCAACCGCCCCGGGCAAAATCAGATTTGCCGAATGTTTTAGATTGGGGGTTGATGCGAAATAAAGCAGCATTCTGGTACCATGCTGCTTAGTACTTAGTGTTTGAATTTCAACCGCCCCGGTTACATGGTGGAAGTTGCCGGTATTGCCTAAATCGATGTTAGATGCACTTGCGAGGCTAACTCCCTTATGCCACCTAACCTCCTTGGTATGGTCATTAACCCCATTAAAAATGCTATTATCGTTGAATGTATTAACAGCGTTAAAAGTGTTGGCATCATCGATAAATGCGGAAGCCGTTATGGACTCCGATTCAACTTGCCGATGCTTTACCGGGGTAATTTGTTTTGTAGTATTATTTGGCAGATTGGCATTCACCAATGCCAGTTGTTGCGCTCTTGTATTGGCCATTATGAATAACCATCGGAGTAACCGTCTGAGTATGCTCGCCCTTCGGTGGATGCAGGTTCGGTTGCAATAAGAGTAAACTCTGTCTCGCCACCTGCCTCGCCCGTTGGAGTGTTCTGACTATCGAGTAGGAACCCTGCAAAGTTACTATTGCCGCAGGAAAATTCAATTACTTTTTTGCCCTGAATAGAATATTGGATAAAGTCGCAAAGTTCTTGCGGCACCTTGAAGGTGTACTCGACCGGGTTCACCAATACTGTTTCAGTCGATAACTCCTGCACAATGTCCGCATTTTCGTAGATGGTGTTTTCGACTTCGTTCGCCTCGTTGCATTGGGTCGGGATGTCATCACTGCCCAACTTGCTGCCCATTGCTGTGTAATATTCACCCACCTGGAAAAACAGTTTCTTTTGCGCATTCGGTAGGCCGTAAACATTTTGACCCAACCATTTCCACCACCTAATGGCAACCCGGGCAGGGGTGTGAAGGATGTTGTAGATGTTGGCAATCGGGGCATCGCAAAAGTCGATGAAGTTGCTGCCATAGCTGACACCACCGGGAAGGAATGAAAATGGACCGGTTTGATCGGGAACCTCATATCCGGTGCCTTCTATTTCCTCGAATGAAACCTCATTTCGGTTCAGCCAAATGATGAATAACTCGTAGTCATTCGGCCTGTCTGATGTCGCGGAATTGTCTTCAAAGAACTGCAACCGCCTCGAATATTCGATTGCATAGCCTGATGCGATTATCTCAGAACGCAGGTCAAGTTTCTTTGTGGTCCCATTTTCCATTGCCTTATTTCGGGCAAAGTAGGTTCTTTCGGTGTGCATCTCGAAGATCCCGGATAGTGCGGTGTTTTTCCAATTGTCGGTATAGCCAACCGTGATGCTGCCAAATACATTGTCGAGATACGGCCTTCTGGTAATGCCTGATACATTGGCAAAGGTGCTGATAACTTGCCTTTGGTAGAAATAAGACCTTGGTTCAATTCGGATGCACCAATCGGTTCCATCCGGTTCAAACTCCCATCCGAGGCAGAAGATTTTATCAATCCCTTCAAAGAACTTTTGAAATGTAGTCGGGATTTGCGGTTCGGCTTCTTCCAAAAGCTGACCATTCCTGATAAACAACCCTGTCGTGATTAGGTGGTTCCACTCGCATCCTCCAAACTCAAAGTAATCGGATTTGACCTTGCCCACCTGCCCGGTTACTTTGGTAACTATCCTATCGAGAAAGTCGTAGATGTAAACTCCCCGGCAAAGGGAAGCGGTGCCCATATTGTATTCTTCCCAGTTCAGGTAGTTTTCATCGGGAAATATAAACTTAAACTGAACCCCTCCCTGAATTGATGTGGATAGATACGCTTGAACTTGGAATGAATAATCCGGGGGCAGGACTAAGTTATAATTCGTAACCACTCCTGTAAAGTCCAATCCAGGTTCTCCGTTGGTTACAAAAACCGTTACCACATAAAAGTCAGATGAAATTGCGCCAAATTGGTCATAGATTACGAATCGAATAGATACATTAATACCCATGCCCAATGGGTCTATTGGCTTTGTAACTCGTGCTTTCAAGTTACCATTTAGAATAAATGTCCGTGTAATCTGTGTGTTATTTTTGAAAATAACATTTGTTCCTGAAAAGTTTATGCCAACAGGGTCAAATGAACTACCCAATGGGCCTTTAAAGTCACTATTTTGCCAATACAATGGCCATATCTTATCTGTGGTGTCTGTATCTGTTCCGACTGGCGATATCTGCCTGCAAAAACCCTTCAAATACAACTCCTGCGAATGCAGCGTAACCTGACCCAAATTAAAAGGCCCGACATCGGTGCCATCCAGCGCATCCTCATTCAGCAAGTCCAGTTCTACATCCTGATTCCTCAAAAAGGATTCCCGCCATTCGTCCTCAATTATGCTGACTTTAACCCCGTCTGAGCAACCATCGCAAACCTCGGTTTCTTCATAGGTTGTGAAATTAATCAGGCCGTTGAACTGCCATTGGTTGCCTTCAAAAACGAAGTCGGATTCAATGCGGACATCAACTGAACCATTTATAAATTCATTTACAAAGACAAGTCGAAGAATCCCGGCACCATTGGCCATCTGAGGCATCCGGTCTTGGTCTCCGGTAAAAGTTAGCCCGGTGGTAAACGATTGGTCAATGCCATGCGACTCCATCCGCTTTATGGCGAAAATCACTTGGTCCCAACCGACCGGCTCATCGACTTGCTGATTGTTTAGGAAAAACCTGTAATTCATAGCTTTGCGCCTCGCTGTTTGTTCAGAATCTTAGTGGTTCTGTTTCCTTTCGTAACATATCGCTCCAGACCTCTTTCGGAGATTTCCAAAGACTGCACTGGAATTGCTTTGATAGCCTGCGCAATCGGGGCCGTATCGATTGCCGTCCATTGGTTTTGCCGATTCAGGAAGGTGCTATTCCCCTGCAATAACTCCCTTGTCTTCGGTGCGGTGATAACATCCGAACCTTTGGGCAGGTAGGTCATTGTTGCCTTGTCAGGGGTCAGGAATAAGCCTTTATCAGTCCTGACCAACTCACGGCCTTGCTCACCTACAATGGCCGGACCGCCTTCAAAGTTTTCAACTCCTTTGGCAAATTCGGGCATCGGTTGGGCGAGGATGAAACCGGTTTGTGCGGCAAGTGCGCCCAAGGTTAGGGCAAGGTTTCCTGCCGTTACCGGAAGCCCTGATGTGTACTTAATTATGTATGGCGCAGCGGTAAAAATAGCATTGGCAATGGCTTGCATTTGATTTGCCCTAAATTCCTTTTCCCGATATTCCTTTTCGGCCTGCCTGCGCTTTTCTTCAATCTCAGTTATCTTTTGAACATTGCCATCGGCAAGCCTGATTTCTTCATCGAACTGCCGATTCTTTTGCGCCATTTCTGCGGCTGCGTATTGGCTTTGCAGTTCAAAAATGGCATTGGTATTGGTCACGATAAAGTCATACACCTGCTGCTGAAGTTCTTGTCTTGCTTCGGCTTTTCTTTTTTCTAAGTCTATGGCTGCCTGCAATTCCGCTTCATTAGCGGCTTTGGTCGCATTCATTTGCCTCGTACGCCGTTCCTCTTCTGCTTTGGCGGCCTTGTCCATTTCGGCATTTCTCTTATCGTTGAATGCCTTGATGCCGTCAAGAGTCTGAAGTTGCTGTTTGGCCTCCTGTTTGACTTGTTCTTCCCCTGCCTTTTTTGCCTCTAATCCGGTGACGGTTATTTCCATTTTTGAAATATCCATCCCTTTTGCGGCAAACTCTTGTTTGAGTTTTGTCAGTTTTTCAAGGTATTGCCTTTCGGCTGCAAATCGTGCAATTGGGTCTCCTGCCAATTCACCCTGCAAGGTTCGATACTGCTTTTCGAGTTCGAGTTGTTTCAGCCGGATAGAATATTGCTCTTTCAACAACTTTAAATCCTCTTTGGTCATTTCCTTCGCCTCTTGTTTCGGGGCTACAATATCAAGGCCAATTATCTTAGTGTATTCGGCCTCCATTTGCTTTAATACCGCCAATTCGTTTTCTCCGGCCTTTAGATTCAGTTTTGCGGTGGTATTGAAAGCCCCTGCTGCCGCCTGCCTGAATCGGGCATTATCATTCATTTGCTTTTCAATCCGTTCCTGCAACTTAATCAGAAGCAAAACCCCTTCTTGCTGCCGAAGGTACTTCATATTGCTTACGGTGGCATCACCGCCATACTTGACCATCGATTGAGCCAACTCAGCCTCAACCCTTTTAAGTGCAATGTTTTCAGTGGTTTGTTTTTTGGCCTGATTGCCTATTCCGGCAAGTTGTTTGGCAATCCCTGCGGCAAGGTCATAAGAGCCTTTCAGGAATGGTTCAAGTTTGTTGCCGATTGCCAAAACTAATCCATCAATAGCCGAATTAAATCGGTTTTGCGAGTTCACCAATCCATTTAGATTTTTCTCCGCTTGCGGTCCAAATGTCTTTTCAAGTTCTGCGGCAAACTTTGGCAAAGCATCACGGGAAAGGACTTGGCCTTGTTCGAGCATCTTATTTAACTGCCTTTCGTTTACATTCAATGCTTTGGCCATCAACGAAAATGCACCAGGAATCCGTTCACCTAATTGCCCCCTCAATTCTTCGGCCTGAACCGTGCCTTTCGACATCATTTGACCGAGTGCAAGGAAGGCACCCTGCATCTGATCGGTGGTTAGTTTCAGCACCGTTCCGGCTTTTGTTACGGCAAGAAACTGCTTATTGGTTTCCTCCTGACTTTGCCCCGCAAGAGTTGAGGCGGTAAAAAATTGCTTGTATGCCTCTGTGGTAGTTCGCAAGTCAAGGCCGAACTTGTTTATTGTTTCGGTTAGAAAGGACTGATTCTTAGCGTAGTTTTCGGCACTCCCCGAACCGAACTCGATTGCTTTTTGATA